CTCTTCGCTGACTTTGGACGGAATTCGGGTGTCTACATGGACGATCTGAACGCAAGAAAGGGCTGAAAGTGGCGCGAAAGTGGAACCGCGCGCTCGAGATCGAGGCGTTGCGCCTTGACGCAGAGGGGCGGTCCGTCCGCGAGATCGCCGTGCTGCTGTCCAAGCGGGGCAAATCGGTCTCGCACGGGCTGGTCGGAGCGAAGTTGAAGGCCGCGAAGGAGCGCTCTGCGAAGGGCGCGACCCTCGCCACGGCCGTCCAGCCGGCGTCACCGGCGGTCCCCCCGGAGCTCCTCGAGCCCCCGGACACGTCGGCGATGTCCCCCGAGGACCTTGTCGGCCTCCTGACCGGCGTGATCCGCCAGCAAGCGACCCTCGCGCAGACACTCACGGCCGCCGGCGACCACTCGGGAGCCCGCGCGGCCGTGAAGGTGCTCGCTCAGATCGCTACATCCGTGCAGAAACAGCAGGCCCGAGACGACGCAGACGGCGAGGTGATGAAGATCCGGGCGACCGACCTGGCTGCAGCGGCCGAGCGAGCGAGGTCGAAGCTGCACGACCTCGTTGCCCGCCTCTCCGAGGAGCGTTCCAGATGACCCCCGAGCAATCCCTCGCCGAACGCATTGCCGACCTCGCAGCGGGCGTCCCGAACGGGCCCGAGCTCGTCGCCGACTTCCTCGCCAACCTGACGACGCTCGAGGCCGCGGCGCTCGCGTACGACTGGGAGCACGTCTGGCGAAAGCCGAAGCAGACCCCGCCCGGGGGCTCGTGGCGCTCGTGGGGCATGCTGACTGGACGAGGCTTCGGCAAGAGCCGCGCGAACGCGGAGTTCGTGCATGCCGAGGCGTCGGCGGGCCGGGCAATGCGCATCGCCCTCGTTGGTCAGAACGAAGACCGATGCATCGAGGTCATGGTCGAGGGCGAGTCCGGCCTGCTCGCGGTCTCGCCCCCATGGTGCAAGGCGAAGTTCGAGGCCGGCCGAGTCTACTGGCCGAACGGCGCGCAGGCGTTCATCTACACCCCCGAGCGCCCGGGCGAGTTGTTCGGTCCCGAGCATCACCTCGGGTGGGCATCGGAGCTCCACGTCTGGCCGCGATCGAAGCGCGAAGAGGCGTTCGTCAACCTGCTGATGGGTCTGCGCCTGGGCTACGGCCGGATCGTGTGGGACAGCAACCCGTCGAGACGACACCCGATCTTGCGGGACCTGATCGCCGAGTCTGCGGCCGACCCGGTGCGCAATGTTGTCGTTCGCGGGTCGACGCGCGAGAACCGGCTGAACCTCACGGCCGGCGTCGTCGAGGATTGGTACAAGAAGTTCGGCGGCACTCAGAAGGGCCGCGAGATGCTGGACGGTGAGCAGAACGATGAGGCCGAGGGAGCGCTCTGGGACCAGGCGTGCATCAACGATCACAGGAAGAAGGCGCCTCCCGTGTACCGTCGCCGGATCCTCGTGATCGACCCGGCGATCTCGACGCGCGCAGGCACCGACCCGACCGGCATCACCGACCTCGGGCTCGGCACCGACGATCAGGTATACGTGATCGCCGACCTGTCGAAGGCGCACGAGTGGGACGCGTGGGGCGAGATCGCAGTGCGCCGGTACTTCGCCGGCCGCTGCGACTGCATGGTGCTCGAGCGGAACCGCGGGGGCGACGCGTGTGCCGGGAACGTTCGCGCGGCGGCGCAGAAAATCGGGCGCGAAGAGGGCGACATCCGCGTCGAGATCGTGAAGGCCGACACGGTCACCCGGCACATCCCCGGCGTCATCTTCGTGAAGGAAGTGATCGGCCGCGGCAGTAAGGGTACGCGCGCCGAGCCGGTCGCAGCGCACTACAAGGCGGGCCGGGTCTCGCACGTTGAAGGCGCCGACCTCGCGAACCTCGAAGACCTGCTCACGACGTGGATTCCCGACGACGGCGGCGACTCTCCGAACGCGCTCGACTGCGTCGTCTACGGCGTCATTGAGCTCGCCGGCCTCAACCGCGAGCAGAAGCGCAACACGTCCGGCGACGTCATCGGCGCCGCCAAACTGATGCAGGCCGCAGCCACAGCGCCAGCGCGACCAAGCCTGAACATCGCAGGGCTGTTGGGGGGTGGGAGGGGTGGTGACCGGATCTGAATATCCTCACACCCAACACGTCCCGAGCACCCGCCATCGTCCGTGTGTACGCTCCCCACATGCGTGTCCTACTTGCCCTCGTCCCGCTGCTTGTAGCCTGCTCCGAGGCCGCTCCGGCCGACGCTGACCCTGACACCGGCTGGACGTGGCGGGACATGGGCACTGAGGATCCGGACACGGCCTCCCCGCCTGCAGACACGTTTGTGGTCGACACCGCCGTCGCGCCCGACACGACGCATCCAGCCGACACTGCTGTCGACACGTACACACCGCCTGCGGACACCGCGCCCGCAGACACGTACGTCTGCATGCCAAAGACGGCCGGCGGCATCTGCAAGACCGGATATCCGTCGGCCTACACCTCGTGTGGTGCGGCGTCGGACGGGTGCGGCGGCTCCGTGTCGTGCAGCAAGTGCCCGGCGGGCTCGTGGATCTGCGCGACGTCGACGACGTGGGAGACGCCGCGGTGCACGTGCTCGATCGTCCTCAAGCTGTGTGAGATCGGAGCCGACCCCTACGGCGGCCGGCTGTGGGATTGCCCCGATGGGATCGCGCCGGTCGACCCGCGATCGGTGAAGGTGGCGCAGCCGGGCGGGACGTACCTGTGGTGCGTGCCGCCAGCGTCAGCGGACGCCGGAGCGTAGCAGCCGCACCTCGCGCGCAACGATGCAGAGTGCGCGGACGATGAGCGGCGTCGGCTGCGCGTAGCCTTGCGCATCGCGCTCGAGCGTGTCGATGTCGGAGAGGTCGGGGACGGCGCCGACGGGCTTCTGCTCGGTCTTCGGCTTGTTCTTCGGTTCGTTGCTCATTCGGTCCTCGCTGCAGGCCTGATGACGGGGACGAGGTGCCCGCGGGACGCCATCGCGGCCGGCTGAGCGGCGTCGCTTGGAGGCGCGCCCGGCAGCACCGGGGCGGGCACACCGTGGAGCTCGGCGAGCCGGTCGATGAGCGCCTGGTCGACGACGAACCCGTTAGCCTTGTAGGCGGCAACGTCCTTGTTGAAGGAGTCGTTCCGCTTGGCGAAGTCGGCACGCACCGCGGCCTCGTCGGGATCGGGGAAGACGTAGGACCGGCGCGGCGCCTGCTTGTCGTCGCCGAAGTTCTGCGCGCACCACGGAGAAATCACGCCCTCCTGAGCACCTCGGTTGATGGCCTCGAGGTCGGCTTGAGTCTTCGATGTCGCGACGCCGAAGAGAGCGGAGACGTCGACGCCAGGCGCACCACCCTGTGAGCCAAGGACGCCGTCGGTGCCGAGATAGATGCGAGCCGCATCGCGATCGGATGTCTCTGTGAGCTTCGCCCAAACCTCCCAAGCCTGGGAGCTGTTGACGAGGTACTCGACCTCCGCGCCGAACGGCTGGATCCCAACAGGCGAGTCTTCGGAGGCGATCGCCTGGAGGAGCGCGACAAACTCCTCGGCCTCCTTGGTGGGCCGACCGTATGAGTCGGTGAGTGGCGTGCCCTCAGCCATCTTCCCAACCACCTTCGGGTTACCGTGTGACGCAGCGCCCTTCGCCCAGTCCCGGAAGGCGAACGCGCGCCTTGCCCAAACGAGCGCGGAGGGAATCAGCGCGCCGTCGAAGGTGTGGGGCATGAGATCGCTCTTCGAGTAGACGACCCACTTCCCATCACCATGAACGATCGGCTCGATCGAACCGATGCCCGGGTCGGTCGTCCAGAGCCCTTTCGCGGTCGGGTCACTGTCGCACTCGACATGCCGGACGTTGGTGACGTAGCAGTTGGCGAGCTCGTGCCACCACACGTGCTGAATCGGCCACGCCTTGTGCACGACGTCGATCCGCGAACCGTCGTCGCGGACGCGCCAGTCGTTGTAACCAAACGCGACGCCATGATCGACGATTTGCCGTCGGAGCGACGTGAGCGTGGCCGGCGAGATGGCGACGCCGTTGTTGCCGAAGAGCGCGTCAGCCTCGTCTGCGATCTTGTCGGCCCGCGGTCCCCGACCCGCCTCGAGCTTCACCGAGAGGGCTTGAACAGGCGCAAGTCGCACGTCTCGCGCAGTGAAGAGTGCGCCATCGGTGCCGATCGACCGCGCGAGCTCGTATGGCTCGCGGAACCGTCCAGACATCTGCGCGTCACGCGCTGCGACGATCTTGGCAACGCTCCACGCGTGAGCGCCCGACGCCGACCACGGCGGGCGGATCAGTGCCTGCATTGTGCGCGCGTCAAACTCACCCTTCTCGCGCACGACTCGCGCACGCTTCGACGCCGCGAGCTTCTCGGCCATCGCGGCGACCTGCGCGCCGGTGACCGTGAACGTTTCGTTTCGGTTTCTGGCAGAAAGTGGGTTTCTCGGTCGCGCCATGTGGCGACGGTACCACGTTTGATATGGCCGGCGAGTTCCGTGCGAGTTCCGTCAGATTCTGTCGAGACTTCCGCGAATGACCTGTGCGGTCAGGCGGGCGATCGGCGACTCCGACGCGGCTCGCTGAAGTGTTCGAATCTCGATGTTTCCGGCCACCCTTGCAGCCTCGGCGGCTCCACGATCCCGTATAAGCGAGCGGAGCTTCCCGCTCTCCTCAGTGGTCAGAACGACGGTCGGACTTCGAGGATTCATCGGCCACCTCCAACGAACACCACGCGGCCACGTGGCAATCGTTCTATCGCGTATTGCGAGCACAATCAAACCGCGTAGTTTCGCTCTCACCGTGCGATCGCGTTCCTCCCACCTCGTCACCCTCAGCCCCCGACGGGCCATCGCGGCCCTCGGGGCGACGTCCTTCGACGTGTCGCTCGAGGGCGACGGCATCGAGCGCGGCGCGGATGGGCTCCCGGTGGCGATCCGCCTGTTCCGGGCTGGCGAGAACCAGACCACGAAGGGGGTCTTTCTCTTCGACGCGACGGCCGCCGAGGTCGTTCTGTCCGCCGCGAGCGATCACGGCGCCGACGTGATGATCGATCTCGAGCATCTCTCGATCGATCCGGACGCGCCCAACTACGACCCGGACTCGCGCGGATGGCTGAAGCTCGAGGTTCGCAACGGCGAGCTCTGGGCGACAAACATCACGTGGACCCCGGACGGTGCTCGTCGCCTGACCGAAAAAACGCAGCGGTACATCTCGCCGGCCTTCCAGCGCGACGCAGAGAACCGCGTGACCGAGATCGTCAACATCGCGCTCGTCGCGATGCCTGCAACCTACGGAACCCCCGCGCTTGTCGCAGCCAATCGGAGACAGAAGCCCATGACTCTCGCTCAGCGCCTCGCGCTCATTGCTCTCCTCACCTCTCGCCAGTCCGTCGCGCGCAGCACGATGGTCAAGCTCGCCGAGGGTGAGGGCGACGCCCCGTCGGGCAAGTTCGCCGCGATCCAGGCCGCGGCAGCCAAGGCGAGCGAGGCCCTCGCCGCGCTCGAGAGCCCCAAGGGGGTCGACGAGGGGATGGCCGCGATCGACGCCGCAAAGGCGGCCGTTGCGGAGTTCGAGTCTGCGGTCGCCGCTATGGCTGGTCCCGCGCCGGCGCCGGCTCCTGAGGTGACCTCGGAAGACCCGAGCGCCGACAAGACCGAGCAGATGGCTCGGGAGCGCGCCGAGCTGATCCAGCTCCGTCGCGAGAAGGAAGCCCGCGTCGAGTCCGAGAAGGTCGAGAAGCTGGCGGCCGAGAAGGTCGAGCGTCGCGACCTCGTCGCGACCCTCGTGAAGCTTGGTCGCGAGACCCCTGGCACGGCATGGGCGGACGAGAGCGCGACGACCCCGAAGGGGTACCTCGCGACGATGCCAATCGCGGAGCTGCGCCAGCGCGTGAAGGACTTCGGCGGCGTCCCGAGCGGCGTGCAACTCAGCAGCGCGCCGCGCCCCCCGACCGGCGGCGTGGTCACCTCGCCCGGCGGCGCCGAGGTTTCGGAGTTCGAGATCGCGCGCGTCAAGCTGAAGGCGGAGCGCGCAAAAGAAGTCCACGGCACGGCGGCCCGGTCCGTCGACGAGGCGGTCTCGCGCTACATCGGCCACAAGAATCAGCAGGTGTGCGGCGCCAAGAGCCACGCGGACGTGAAGCGCCTCGGTCACCGCGTCGAAGAGGGACACGTCCTCCTCGGTCGCAACGGCCGCGACATCGTGACGCTCGCGACTTCTCCGGTCACCCCGATTCAGGAGTTCGGAGCGAGCTCGCAGCGTGCGCTCGAGGAGTTCCGCCTCGAGTACAACATGGCGCTCGCGACCGAGCCGAAGGCATGGGCCGAGATGATCGGCAACGTGCTCCCCGGCGGCGGACTCAAGGAGACGTTCCCCATCAACTTCTCGGCAAACAAGTACCGCGAGAAGACGGCCCAGGGCCCGGCGAACACCCGCTCGAAGAACGTCGACATCAGCGTGTCGAAGCGCGAATTCAACTCGGGCGAGCAGATCGAGCTCCGCCGCCTGACCGGCGGTGACTTCGCGTACATCCAGAGCTGGGGGCAGCTCGCCGCCCGCATGGCGCGCGCGCGCATCATGCTGCGCAACGCGCTCGTGACGACGCTCCTCGAAGCGGGCACCTCGAGCTACTGGGGATATGACGCGGTCAACTACACGACCGGCATCGACGGCCAGCCGTTCTGGTCGGCCTCGCACATGGTCAACCCGTTCGACGCGACCGCGACCCTGCGCGGCTCGGCGACGTGGTCCAACTACCAGTCCAGCGCGACCCCGATGGGCGCCGCCAACCTCACCGCCGAGAAGGCGACCTCGATCCAGGTCGCAGGCCCAGACGGCAACGAGCTCAGCGTCGACTACGACGGCGTCCTCGTCCCGTCGGTGCTCAAGGAGACCACGAAGAACCTCCTGACCATCCAGGACTTCATCCTCGACGCGAAGAGCACGCTCAACAGCGTCTCGAACGTCATGGGTCCGGTGAAGAACCCGCACTACATGAGCGGAATGGATATCGCGGTCGGCCCCGAGCTCGCGGGCACCGCGGCATCGACCGCCAACTACTACCTGCTGTCGAAGGCTGCGATCGCGCGCGGCCTCGTCCCCTGGGTCATCGCCGAAGACGGCGCGGAGGACCTGCGCACGTTCGACGAGAACTCCGACTTCTTCAAGGAGTCGGGAGAGATCAAGGTCGTCTCCCACATCTACATCAACGCGGCGCTGCTCTACCCGCACGCCATTCGCTACGTGAAGGGGTCCTGATCGATGTCGAATCTCACCCGAGCCGGGGACATCCGGCAGATCGCCTCTTACCTCGCCGACGTGCAGGTCGAGCTCTACGCAGGTCAGAAGATCTACGAGGGCGCGATGGTGTGCCGCCGTCTCTCCGACGGCTATGCGGTCATCGCCGGCACCAGCGGCACCGGCCGCGTTCAGGGTGTGGCTCGATCGACCACCGCGACCTGCACCACGAGCGGCGACACCAACGTCAACCTGCTCGTCGGGCTGTTCGCGATCGCCGTCCACGGCTCGCGGCCTCCGGTCCTCTCGGACATCGGTAAGACCGTCTACGCGAGCGACGACAACACCGTCTCGACGCTCCCGACCGACGGCCCCGCGGCCGGCGTGCTCACCGGATTCGAGGCCGACACCGGCCGCGCACTCGTGTGGATCTCGCCGACCGACACCACCGACTCGGGCTGGGCGCAGAAGGAGATCCCGATCACCACCGCGATCCTCGCCGCGGGCACCCCAATGGCCGCGTTCGCCAACCAGGCGACCAGCGACCCCGGTGTCACGCTCGTCGACAGCGAGGGCATGGGCATCCGGTGGAACAACGCCGCGAGCCAGATCGCGGTGTGGACTCGGTTCACGATGCCGATCGACATCGACCCGAACGAGGACGCGATTCTCGAGCTGTACGCGTCGAAGACCGGCGCGACACTCGCCGACGCGACGAAGTTCACGATCACCGCGTTCAACAACGCCCTGGGCGCGTTGCACGATGGGGACGCCGACTTCGGCGGCGACACCAGCGCCATGACCGGCGATGCGACGGCAAAGACCGTCCAGAAGGTCACCCTCACCCTCACCGCCGCGAACCTCGGCCTGGCCGGCGAGCCCGTCTCGCTGTCCTTCAAGCCGAAGGATGGCACGCTCGGCACCGACGACGCAGTGCTGTTCGGCATGAACCTCAAGTACCGCAAGAAGGCCGCCTAAGCCTCGTTCTCGCCACGTCCCCCCCAGCACATCGCGCCCTCGGCCGACGCAGCTAGCCCGACGCCTCTCACGGCGGTCCGGGCTTGAGGCGTTGAGACCATGGCCGGCTACTGCGAGCGCACTGACCTTCTGGCGTTCCTGCCTTCGGGCGGGCTGCCGAACGTTGCGCGCATGGCAACGGCGAACGCCTCGACCAACGCCATCGAGCTCGACCAGCACGGACTCGTCGACGACCAGGAAGTCGTCTTCAGCGCCGACACCGCGGCTGGGTACTCAGTCCCGGGCGGCCTCACCGCCGGGACGACCTACTACGCGATCATCGTCTCGACGTCCCGCTTCAAGGTGGCGGCGACGGCGGGCGGCGCAGCGATCGACCTCACGACCGCAGGCGACACCTTCTCGGTCTGGGTGGAGCTCCCGTGGTCGAAGTGGATCGACACTGGTGCGGCGACCTGTGAGTCGATCATCGGCACGTACGCGGCGCACGTCCTGCCGCTCGTCCCTGATACCTCGAGGTGGCCTTCGACGAACGGATACGACCCTGTCGTCGTCCGCGCGAACGCCGCCTTTGCTGCCTTCGAGGGCGTCGGGGCGACGGCCGGAATCGAGGTCAAGAATCAGCTCCTCGACCAGATCCGAGAGATCACGACGCGGCTGACCGAGTGGGCGAAGCGCTCGCCAATTCGGGGAATCGACGCGTCGCGCACGTCCCCGGTCAACCTCGCGATCACCGCGAGCGCTGGCGCGACGGACCCGCGCGGGTGGGCAACCCGTGGGAACGACGTGCTCCCGTGAGCGGCGTGGCGAACATGGCCGCGGGCATCAGCTCGATCAATCGGCTGCGCTCGACGATCAAGGCGTTGCCGCTCCGCATCCGCAGCGCGGTCGCGAAGGACGCCGAGGCCGTGCTCACGCGCCGCGCGCAAGAGTCCTTCGACGGCGGCGAGACGGTCTACGGAACGCCCCGGCCGACGAGCAAGTCGAAGGCCCATCCCGGCACGGCGCTGACGCTGAAGAAGTCCGGCAAGACGCGCGGGGCGCTGAGCTTCGTCGCGGTCGGCACCATCGTCCGTGCGGCGCTTGGCACCCGGTACGCGAAGTTCCTCGTCGGCAAGTACCAGGTCCTTCCGATGTCGCTGCCGGCGTCGTGGCGAGCGAAGCTCGAGACGCTGGTGCGCGAGTACCGCGAGGACTTCGAGCGGGAGGCGCTCCGATGATCCACGACGATCTCTTCCTCCCGGTGAAGGAGCGCGTTCGCGCGAGGGGCCTGCCCTCGGCGATCGAGTTCACGTACGGCGAGCCGCAGATCCCCGTGAAGGTCGGCGGGTCCCGGCTGTTCATGCACATCGACGACGAGGCCGGCGACCAGATCAAGCCGACCACCTCGCAGCGGCCGAACCCGAAGCTCGTCAGCGTGCGAGCGGTCGGCGTGCGCGTCGTCATCTTCGCGCACGACACGCGCCAGGGCGCGCACCGCGGCCACCACGAGGCCGAGGCGCTGATCATCTCGCAGATGGTCCACGCCGCGCTCGACCAGGTCGTCAAGGCCGCCAACACGCGGTGGACGCCGGGCCGCTACGGCTTCGTCGCTGTCGAGGGCTCGGAGGGTTGGGCGGGCCGCGCCTACGAGATGCGCTTCACCGTCGACACCGCCATCGAGGATGTGACCTGGAAGGGCGCGGCGGCGCCTGAATACACGTTCACGGACGCGACGACCACGCACACGAGAACCGGCGCGGCCACCGTGTCGCTTCCCAACGCCACGACGAGGATCGAATGACTCTCCCCAACGCATCGACGCGTCTCTCCAGTCAGGCCGGCGTTGCGCCGGTTAGCACCGACCTCTGCGCGGTGTGGGCTCCGTGCGTCACCCTCGCAGACGGCGTCCCCCGGCAATACTCCAACCTCTCCGCCGCGCTCGATGCGCACGGCTACTGCGAGGGTCTCGAATACGCCGGGCTCCACCTGGCCGGCGCGGGGAAACCGTTCCTGTTCGTTCCGCTGCCGATCGGCACCGCGGGCGCGATCATGCGTCAGGAGTCGGTCCACACCGGCACGAGCAAGGTCACCGTTGCCGCGGGCTCGGATGGCGTGCTTGCCGACGTCGAGGGCCGGCTGAAGGTCACCAACGGCGGGACCATCGGCACCGACCAGATCCTTCTCTCGCTCTCGCTCGACGACAACCGCAGCGTCACCCCCGTGCGCCTCGGCACCGCGTCGAGCTACGTGATTCCTCACGTCGGTATGACGGTCTCGTTCGGCGCCGGGACGCTGGTCGACGGGGACGAGATCCTCGTTTGGCGCTCGAAGGCTCCGGTCATCGACTCGGCAGGCATCACCACCGGACTCGCAGCGATGATCGCCCAGCAGCGCATCGTGCGCTCGTGGGTGTTCGTCGGCGACGTCTCGACGCTGGCGCTCGCGCAGGCGGTCGAAGACGCAGCCAACGCCTACGAGACTGCGGAGCGGTTCATCGTCGCGAAGGCGCAGTTGCGCGATCGACGCGTGATCAAGTCGTCCCGGCAGCGCCACGCGATGGTTGGCACTCCGACCCTCACGTTCGCCGAAGTGGGCGCGACGGGCGACACCATCACCCGCGACACCGGCTCTTGGGTGACCGACGGATTCGCGGTCGGTGACTGGATCACGGTCACCGGGTCCGTCAGCAACAACGTCTCGGGCAAGATCACCGGCGTCACGGCGACTGTGCTCACGCTCGATACGACCGACCTCGCGGCCGAGACACTCGTCACCGCTTCGGCGGGGGGCCGTGTCACCGGAGAGGCGTCATTCGTTTTCGCGACCACGACGATCACCCGCAACACGGGCTCGTGGGTCACCGACGGGTTCGCCGTGGGCGACTCGGTCACGATCGCCGGCAGCGCGTTGAACGACGCCGAAGCGGCTGTGATCACGACGCTGACGGCGACCGTGATGACCTGCTCGGCCTCGACCTTCTCGGCCGAGACCATCGGCTCGTGCACCTGCACGATCTCGCTCACCGAGTCGAAGACCGCGCACGTCGCCGCGAACGACGCGCTCGTCGCGTCGGTCACCGGCTCGGAGCGCGTGGACCTCGGACACGGCCGGCTCAAGAAGAACTCGCCGATCACCGGCTACAACATGCGTCGCCCCGTGCAGTGGGCGGACTCGATCCGCTCCTACGTGCGCGACCTCTCGAAGACCACGTGGGAAAAGGATTACGGCCCGCTCGAGGGCTGGACGCTCGACGCCGACGAGCACGACGAGCGCGTCGACGGCGGCGCGATCGACGCTCGCTTCACCTGCGCGCGCACCTGGGGCAACGGCCCGACCGGCGCGTTCATCGCGGAGAGCATCACCCGCGCGACCGATGGATCGGTCCTCTCGCTGACGCACAACATGTACGTCGCGAGCCTCGTGCAGACCATTGTTCAGCGGCGGACCGAAGGGTTCGTGGGCGCGACGCTCACGCTCGACCCGACGACCGGCTACGCGACGCGTGATGCGCTCGCGAAGCTCGCGGCGAAGGTCAACGGTGACCTCAAGCGCAACTCGAAGTCGATCACTCCCGGCGACATCCCGCGATGGAGCTCGGCGACGTGGACGCCTGCGACCGACGACGTGCTCAACGTCCCCGGAGCCGTCATGAACGGCACGTGTGTCCTCAAAATCAACGGCACGATCTTCAGTGTCGCGACGAGCGTGGAGGTTAGCTGATCATGGCCCTCGAAACCTTGAACGATGCGGCCGTCTCTTGGGCCGAGTGCAAGGCCGTCGCGAACATCGACGGCGGGATCGACCTTCCGGACATCGACTGGAAGTCTTTCGACTTCGAGGAGAAGATCGACCGCGCGTGGCAGCGCGGCCAGGGCGGCCGGCTGAAGAAGAAGTCGACCGGCCAGTCGACGCCGTCGGCGAAGGCGACCGCGTACCGCGAGGGCCTCAAGGCGCTCAAGACCGGCCTGCTCGCGCTCGCGCCGCAGAACTCGGAAGACCAGTACCAGCTCTCGAAGGTGCGGTTCACGCTCGTCATCACGCACTCGTACGAGGGTGACCCCGAGATCTACTGCATCGAGATTCGCGACTGCACGCTCGACTCGACGGCCTTCAAGATGGCCGAGGGTCCCGAGGCCGACACCGTCGACATCGACCTGAACCCCCGTCAGATCGTCGAGATCATCGGCGGCAAGGAAGTGGTGTTGCTGTGAGCGACGAGAAGACCGTCGAAGAGCAGATCGCCGACCTCCACGTGCGGCGACAAGCGAACGCCGACGCGCACAAGGCAGCGCATCAGGTGCAGTACCTGAAGGACCTGACCGCGCTCGTCGAGCTCGAAGAAGAGCACGGCGTCGAGCGACTCCTGAAGGTCGAGATCCGCGGCTGGAAGATCGACAGCGGCGCCGTGACGATGGTCGTCGCGCGCCGGCCGCGGAAGTCGGACGCGCTCCTCAAGCGCTTCATCGACATGTCGCGTCGCTCGAAGAAGGGCGACAAGCTCGACGACGGCGAGGTCGACAAGGCGGGCGAGTTGCTCGCGAACTCGTGCATCCTCTACCCGTCCGTCCCCAAGAAGGGCGAGGCGAACCCAGGCCCCGCGTACGACGCGACCCTCGAGCTGGCCCCCGGCCTTCTGCTCACCGTTGCGGGCGCGCTCGTCACGGCGGCGATGGGGAAGGCTGACGAGGAGGGAAAAGGCTAGACGCGCGGATCGCGTTCGTCCGCGAACGTCCGCGCGCGTTGGTCGAGTGCTTCAAGGCGCTGCTCGAGCCCGAGACCGACGAGAACGAGATGGATCGAGACGCGGGTCTCGAGGTGCTCGCAGAGGCTCTGATCCTGTGGCGCAAGAGCGTGACGAAACCGAGGTGACGCCGTGGCGGATGGGGTGCGATTCGACATCGCGATCGAGGCGAACGGGATCGGGGTCGACGCGACCGCCGAGAGCCTGACCGCGCTCGCTGCGAAGATCGACCTCACGAGCAAGGTCGCCACGACGTTCGATCGCGCCGTCACGGCTGTGCGCGCACGACTCGAGGAAGCCACCGCCGTCACCAAGGCGGCGTCAGCTGCACTGGCGACCGCCGAGGGCCGCTACAAGGAGCTCGAGACCGCGGCGAACAAGGCGGCCAAGGAAGTCGAGAAGGCTGCGGCGGCGGGCAAGGACACGACCACGCTCGCGGCGGCGGCGGCATCGGCTGCGGCCAAGATGAAAGATCAGGCGTCGGCGGTCGATGCGCTCCGCACCAAGAGTGACGCGGCGGCGGCGGCACAAAAGAAGCTCGAAGGCACACTGAAGACGCTCGAGGGCCAGCAGGCGTCGGCGGCGGCGGGTATCAAAGCCGGGATCGCCAAGGAGCTCGCGGGCACGGGCGACGCGTCCGGCAAGCTCGCAGCGAAGACCGCGGCCGACTCGAGCAAGGTGAGCGGCGCCGTCGGCGGCATGTCGAGCGCGGCGAAGATCGGCGCGGCGGCATGGGTCACGTTCGCTGCGGCGGGCATCGGTGCGGCCGGCGCGCTTGCGAAGTTCGGGTTCGGCATCCCCGGCAACATCGCGAACGTCCAGCGCCTGCAGATGGCGAATCAGCGGATGCAGCTCGGGTTTCAGAAGCTCTTCACCGGCCTGCAGTGGGGCAAGTTCACGAACGGGCTCGAAGACGTCATGTCCCTGTTCGACCAGGGCACGTCGTCGGCGAAGGGCATGAAGGTGCTCGTCGAGACGATCCTTCAGCCGTTGATCGACGCGGCGGCGAAGGCCGCCCCGTACGTCAAGGAGATGTTCAAGGGGTTGATCTACGGCGCGATGCAGGTCGTGATCGCCGTGCTGAAGATCCGCAACGAGATCTTCAAGGCGATGTCGCCCGAGACGCGCGCGGCCGTGAAGGCGCTCTCTGACAAGATCTTCACGCTCGAGAACGCGTTCAACGTGGGCGCTGGCGTCGCGATCCTTCTCGCCATCGCGTTTGGCGTGTTGACGGTGTCGCTGATTGCCATGGCGGTCGCCGAAATCGCCGCCCTGTGGCCGATCCTTCTCATCGTCGCGGCCATCGCGCTGGTCATCGCGGCGATCGTCTATTGGGATGAGATCGTCCAGTGGATCAGCGACGTCTGGGACGACTTCGTCACCGGCCTGTCTGACCTCTGGACCGACATGGTTGACGGCGCGAAGAACGCCGCGAGCGACCTGATCAACGGCCTCGTCAACGGAATCAAGAAGGGTGTCGGGAAAGTCGTCGACGCCGTGAAGGGTCTCGCGTCGAGCGCGATCAAGGCGTTCACTGGCTCCGATGGCATCGATGCACACTCACCGTCGCTGAAGTTCCAGAAGTTCGGCGGATACATGGGCGAGGGCACCGCGATCGGTGTCGACGAGTCCGCGCCGATGGTTGAAGAGTCGGTGAAGGCGATGGCCGAGACGCCGTCGACCGGTGGCGCGTCGGGCGGCGGGTCGTCGTCGAGCTCGCGGTCACTTCAGATCGGTCAGATCACCATCAACGCGCCGAGCGGTGATGCGGAGTCGATCGCGAGCGCCGTCAAGCAGGCGCTGCTCCAGCTCATGGAAGGCGTGAACCTCACGACCGGCGGCGGGGAGGCGCCTGCATCGTGATCGATCCGGAGGCAGGCGGCGAACAGTGGGACGTGTTGCGCATCGGGTCGATGCGTTCGCCTGGTGTGGTGCGTCTTGGCGGCCCCGGCCTCGTGATCGGGTGGGACGTCCAGAACGCCACCGGGCTCGCGGGCGCAGTCACCCGGCGCATCAATGAACCGCTCAAGGAGTTCGACGCTGAATTCGAGCTCTCCAACGAACTCGACGATCTCAACGTGTCGGACTTCGACACGTGGGATCCGTTCGAGGCGATGCTGCGCGCGTCGGTCTCGAACCGTCAGAAGCCGTACGCGCTCGACGTGTATCACCCCGACCTGGCGCGCGTCGGCATCACCGCAGCGACGCTCAAGTCGATCGGGATGCTCGTGCCGAACGGCAAGGGTGGCGGCACGATCAAGGTCCAGTTCATCGAGTTTCGGCCACCGAAGCCGAACAAGCCAATCGCGTCGACGAAGACCGCGGGCGACAAGAAGATCGACGAGGCGACGGCCGAGATCGACAAGCTGCAGAATGAATGGAAGAGCCTCGACGGCGCTCCGCCGAAGGCTACGCCGCTGGGGGCTTCGCTATGAGCCTTGCCACCCTGAACGGCGTCACGGTCACGGCGTGCCGCGTCTCGCTGCCTGCTTACGGGCTCTGGACCGCGGACGTCGAATGCGCGAGCGGCGACGTCATGACCGGCGAGGCCACGCTGATCATCGACGATCTCACGCTCAAAGGGACAATCATCAGCGGCGGCGCCTACGAGGCCCGCACGCGGTATCGCATCGTGGCCGGTGCGGGCGGCTGGGGTCGCGTCGTCGCGGCCAAGAGCTACGCCAACGATCTCGGAGTCAAGCCGGCGCTCGTGCTTACCGACGCGGCGCGCGACTGCGGCGAGACGATGGGGGCGATGCCGACCGAGGCGATCGGCCCGTCGTTCGTCCGTGCGTCGGCTCCGGCGTCGCGCGTGCTGCACGAGCTCGCGCCCCAGGGGTGGTACGTCGACGAGGCCGGCGTGACGCAGATCGGCCGTCGTCCGCCGGTCACGTACACGGGCGCGGCGACGCGCATCACCGACGACCACGCCCAGGGCCGGCTCGAGATCGCCCCGCCGGCCATCGCCGCGCTGCTCCCGGGCGCCGTGGTCGACGGACTCGAGGCGGTCGACGTCGAGCACTCGATCGAGGGCGGTAAGCTCCGCACGGTCATCTACGGGCGCGGCGTGGCCGACACGGCGCGGTTGCCCGAAGCGTTGCGCCGCATCGTCGAGACATTCACGGCCGATCACAAATTCTACGCGTCGTGGGAGTACCGCGTCGTGGCACGCAACGGGGAGCGGCTCGAGCTCCAGCCGGTGCGCGTGTCGACCGGTATGCCATCGCTGTCGTACGTGCGCATCCGGCCGGGCGTGGCCGGCGGTCGCGCGCATCCGAAGCTCGGCTCGCTGGTCCTTGTGTCGTTCGTCAACGGCGACCCGTCGCGTCACGTCGTCACCTCGTTCGACGAGCAGGACGGGCCCGGGTGGATTCCCGACGAGATTGCGCTGCAGGCGGGCACCACGGGCGCGAGCCCAACCGAGCACGCGACGAGCGCGGAGGCGCTGGTTGCAGCGGTGCAGCAAGTGCTGGCCAGCATTGGACCTCTCATCGGTGGCGGGTTCGGCACGGCCGTGACGGCGCTGTCGGTCGCGCCTGCCTTCGACGCAATCGTTCCGCTCATCGCCGCTCGCACGCTCGCGGCATCGACCAGGGCTGCGATCGCTCTCGCTCTTGCAGGCAAGACCGCCGACACGCTCGGCGACACCCCCAACCTCGGCTGGCCCAACGTGAGGGGAGGCTGACCGATGGCCAATACCCTCGACTTCGGGCGTGACACCTACTGCGTCGACGAGCTCAAGCCCGGCAGATACGCGACCGGCGTGCAGCTCGTGGCGCAGCGCTGCTATCACCGGCTCATCACGCCCGCGCGCCTGCTCGGCGTCATTGGCGGCGAAGAAGAAGCGGACTTCGGTCTCGACCTCGCCGGGTTCGTCGGCTCGACCGAGTCGCGCGATCTGCCGTACGCGCTGCCCGTGGTCGTCAAGAACGAACTCGAGAAAGACCCGACCGTCGACAGCGTGCAGGTCGTGGCGACACGGACCGAGGGCGCGGGCCGCGTGTCGTGGGCGCTCACGATCTCCGTCACGTCGGGCGCTGGCCCGTTCGATCTGCTCGTCGCGGTCGATGACGTGACCACCGAACTCCTAGGGGTGCGCTGAAATGGCCACGCTCGCACAGCAATTGATCCAAGAGACCAAAGCGGCCATCTACGCGCGCGGGCTCGCGGTCGCGACCGCCCTCGGGCTCAACGTGACGTCATGGGTCGCGGGCGACCAGACGCGCTCGCTCTATCACTTTGTCTCGACGATCCTCGCGGCGCTCGAGGTCAACGTCGCCGGCTTCATGTCGTCCGGCTTCCTCGACTACGCGACCGGCGACTGGCTGACGCTGCTCGCGCAGCAACTGTTCGGCGTCGACCGCGTGCTCGCGACCTACGCGTCGACACAGGTCACGCTGACGAACACCGGCGGCGGCTTCTATTCGATCGACGTCGGCGCGGTCACGGTCAAGTCGTCGACGAACGGCAAGACCTACCGGAACACGTCCGCGGGCACGCTCGGCCCAGTGGGCGGCGGCGCGGACGTCGTCACGCTCGACTTCACGGCCGACGAGCCCGGATCGGCGTCGTCTGCGAGTGCGGCCGCGATCGACGCGCTTGTTACGTCGATGCTCGGCGTCACCTGCACCAATGCGACCGGCGCCGTCGGGCTCGACGAGGAAGACGACGCATCGCTGCGAGACCGCTGTCGGGCCAAGCTCGGCACGCTCTCGCCAAACGGGCCTTGGGACGCCTACTCGTTCGTTGTTCGCTCGTCGGCACTGACCGGCGTCACCGAGATCACTCGCGCGCGCGTGGTGGCCGACTCGGCCACGGGTGACGTGATCGTCATCGTTGCGGGCGAGTCTGGTCCCGTGGCGGGCGCCTCGGTGACGGCAGCGCAAACAGCCGTCGAAGAGTGGGCGGCGCCACTCTGCATCACGCCTGCAGTGAGCAATGCGAGCGCGTCTCCGATCGCCATCACCTACGAGATCTGGATCTACGACTCGGTCGGCGAGACCACGGCAGCGATCAAAGCGAAGATCGAAGACGACCTGACCGCGATGTTCTCGGCGCGTCCGATCGGCGGCGACATTATCGCGCCGGCCACGACGGGCAAGCTCTATCAATCGCTCGTTGCGTCGACGATCAAGGCCGCTTGGCCGAGCCACATTTTCCGCGTTTCGGTCACGTCACCCGCCATCGATACGGCGCTCGGGATCGATGAAGTCGCGACCATCTCCGGCACGCCTACGGGGACCGTCAACTTCGAGGTGACGCCGTGAGCGCGGTCGAGACCATCTACAAGATCCTCCCGTCGTGGCTCATGACGGGCGACGGCGGCAAGGTCGCTGCGTCGCTCGCGCTCATGGTCGACGACTTCGCCGCGCGCGCCAAGCTCGCTCTGCTGGCTCGCTTCCCCGGATATGCGCCCGATGACGCCGCGCTCGCTGCGATGGGTCGAGACCGTCGAATCATTCGCGGAATCAACGAGCCGTCGGCGGCGTACGCGGCGCGGCTCTCGCGTGCATTTGACGATCACAAGACGCGCGGCAACCCGTTCGCGATGCTGCGTCAGCTCCGTGCGTACCTGCAGGCCCCGTGCGTCGTGCGCACCGTCGACCGTCGGGGCAACTGGTACACGATCGATGCTGACGGCGTCGAAACCGCAGTCATCAACGCTGCAAACTGGAATTGGGACGGCGGCGCGCTGTCGCAGTGGGCGCGCTTCTGGGTTGTCATCTACCCGGTCAACGGGACGAACCCGTGGGCGGTGACCGCGGGCGCGATCGGAGACGCCGGCCTATGGGGCGGCGCGCTCGGAGCAGATCCGACGCTCACGATCGGCACGACGGCCACGACTGACCAAGTCGCATCCGTGCGGTCGATCATCCGCGAATGGAAGCCCGCGGGCACTACCTGCGAGTGGATCATCGTCGCATTCGATGACGCCACGTTCACCCCGGCGGGCGCAACCGACCCGGCTGGCGCGTGGGCGGGTTGGAGCAATCACACGGGGGCGCCGGTTCGGCTCGCGTCGGCCCGGTACTGGAGAGGAGTCAACGCGTCATGAGCTCGACCTACGCAGGTGCGGATACGTACCTCGAATCGCCTCTTCTGCCGGACGACGGCGACACGCCGAGCGCTGCCGGCATCGGCCGCCCCGCGTTCGAGACGGCGATGGACCGCACGACGTGGCTCCGCGCGCAGATGAAGCGCCCGAAGCTCGTCGCGCTTGGGGCGGTACCGTACATGACGAACGCGTCTCGCTACGCCACCGTCTTCAACTACCAAAGTGTCACGACGGCGACGGCGGCGGGAGACGAGTACCGCGCGACGCTGGTCGGGCTCGTGCACGGCGCGATCATCGCGAGCATCGACGTCATCTTCACTCCGAAGACCACTGCGCGCGGGGGCTGGCCGCTTGGCTCTGCGCCGGTCATCTCGCTCGTGCGTGTTGCTGTTGGCCCGAGCGGTGGCACGCCTGGAGCGCCGTCCGTGGTGGCCACCGCGACGTACGCGCCGGTGAGCCAAGCGGACTATCAGGACGGCAAATTCAAGGTGATGACGGTGAGCCCGACGCACACGGTCGATGCGGAGGCTTACGTCTACCAGTTGTCTGTTGTCGACGAGTCGGGCGCAAACGCTATCCCCGGCGGCACCTATTTCGCCTATCGCGTCAACTACTCCTGAGGCCCCATGGCGACCCCCGAAATCCCCACCATCCGCAGCCTCATGGGCCAACTTGCTCTGCGCAAGTCGACGGCCGTATCGGCGACGCTCAGCCTCTACAAGTTGATCGGCGGACTTACCGACGGCGACATCGCGGTGATGGACGTTGTCGGCGCAGTGGTCGACGCGCTCGACGCGCTCAAGGCTGCAGTCACTGCGCAGCCGACAGCGCTCGTCGCGGGCACGTACGGCGGGCACCAGCTGCTCGGCGTGTACTCGCACGTCACGGCAGGCGCGGGATGGGAGACCGTCGCGACCATCGCCTCGGACGCAAGCGGCACCTACACCGCGTGGCTCGTCAAGGCGGAGATCTCCGCCATCAGCGACGACGGGCAGGACGTGCTGGCGTACGAAGTCACGCGATCGTTCTGTTGGAACGGCGTTGCGCTCGGTGCAGGCGGCGCGCTCGTGAAGGTGCTCGATCACGACGCGGGCGGCGCCTTCGACGCCCGGATCGAAGCGAGCGGCACGGACATCGTCGTTCAGGTCGGCGGCATCGCCGATTACCGCGTCACGGCTGCCGTGCGCGTCACCCGTACGAGTTTCTGAGAGGACACCATGACCATTCCGGGCGCATCGACGCAAATCTCTACGGGCAGCGGTGGCGGCGGTGTGGCTGCGGCTGCGGTCGCGCGCTACGCAGGTGGCGGTGGCGGCGCGGCAGCCGGCAGCCTGCCGGATGGGTTCGTGGTCGGGGCGGACCTGGCCGACAACTCGCTCCCTGACTCGAAGATCCTCTCGACGGGGCAGCTCGGCAAGCACCTCGGGGCGTACCGCTACGTGACGCCGACGGGCGTCGCGGCGACGGACGTGGACGCCATCCGCGCGGCGCTGGCCGCCATGACTGGCGTTGGCGTCGTCCTGCTTGGCGCCGGGACGTTCGCCGTCAACGCGGTGATCGAGGTCCCGTCCAACGTCACCCTGCGCGGCGCCGGGCGTGGCGCGACCGTCATCACCTCGTCGATCACTCCAGACGGTGACCCCGACACGGCGGTCTTCCACGCGGCCGCATCGGCGGCCTCAGCATCGACGACACTCGCGGCCAACAACACGTTGGGCGCACGCACGATCAGCGTCGCCGCGTCGGTGGCAGCTGGATCCATCATCACGGTCAACGACACGGTAAGCGGCGCGGGGCTCCGCACCATGTCGTACGACGTGCAGTCAGTGAGCGGCGTCGGTCCGTACACGCTGACGCTCGATCGGCCCGTACTGATTCAGTACGCAACGGGCGACGCGGTTGGGGTGCACGCGACGCAGCCGACGAACATCACGATCGAGGACCTCACGATCCGCGGCAGCGCGACGCGGTTCATCGAACTGGTGACCGCGAAGAACTGCCTCGTCCGCCGCGTGTCGATGGATGTCACGGCAGGCGCGTCGCACGACATCGTGATGTCCTTCGACGTCGGCGGGCACCACAACCGCGGCGAGGACATCGACGTCAACGGCGGCGCGCTCGCCGCGGACTGCCTTGCTCTCGAAGGTCAGGAGGCCAGCGGCTACTACCGCTGCAGCGTGCGCAACTCCACGAGCTACGGCATCGTGCTGCACGACGTCGTGCGTGGGGTGATCGAGGACTGCAACGTGTGCGCGGTGGCGTTCGGGCTCGTCATCACCGCCGACGGAACCGTAAAGGGGACGCTCGGAACCCGTGTGCGCGGCGGGTCGTTCTCCGCATGTACAACCGAGGGCGTCTCGCTCGTCAACGGTTCGACCGACACGGTGCTAACCGGCGTCGATGCGCGATTCAACCCGAAGGCGCTGACCTGCTCGAATGACATCGTCGACGTGGTGGCCTACGGGTGCGACCTCTCGGAGCACTCGACGAACGCCGTCGCGATCGGCACGGGCGCAGTCGGCGTCCGTCTTAGCGGGTGCGATCTGTCTGGGACCACGGCGACCGTGCCGATCTCCGCCGCAGGCGATCTCGACCTCGACGGTTGCCGCATCAATGCGTGCAAGCAGATCATTCTGGCCACCGGCAAGGTCACATTCCGCGGCTGCTACCTCAAGTGCAACCCGGCCGCCGCGCAGAACGTCCTGTATCTGTCGAGCGGCACGCCGCGCGTCTCGCTGATGCAGTGCGAGTTGGAGTGCGCCACGTCGAGCTGCAACCTGGTCAGCATCGCCGCAGGCGTGTGCGCCATCTCGCAGACCACGATCAAGCAGGTCGGCGGCGCTACCGGCGTCCTCGGCATGTACATCAGCGCCGGGTCGCTGATCATCGGCTCGGGTGTCGATGCGTCCGGGTGCGGCACGCCGCTCTCGAGCGCGGGTGGCACCACCAAGCTCGTCACCGAGACGACGGTGACGTCAATGGCGAGCCCGAGCTGAAGGAGATGATCATGTCCAACGACACGAAGCACGAGAGCCCCGAGGACCTGAACGCACGCGTGCAGAAGGAGATCCAGGAGGGCGCTCGGCCCGGGCACGACGACATGCCCTCAGCCGAGGACATCGAGCGCATGACCGCCACCGCCCCCGAACACATCGAGCGTGCCGGCCGATACCGAACGGCTAGAGCCGCCAGGATGCTGGTGCTCTTCCCGCATCTCGCACCGCCGCCGCCCGTGGTCACCGAGGAGACCGTTGCCATCGCCGAGCAGCTCGACCCCGAGCTCGTCGCGGAGGTTGTCGCGCCCTCACACGTTGAATCGGAGGAACCCCATGGATAAGCAGAAGATCGGACTCATCGGCGCGCTCGTCATTGTGGCGATTGCGCTCGTCGGCGGCATCTACCTGACCGCGAAGGGCATCCCGACGCCGGCGTGGCTTGCGTCGTTGCTCGCCATCATCGGCACCGGGTTCGCGTGGCTGGTGAAGCCGCCGGGCGAGGGTGCGCCGAAGGACGGTGCCTCGTGAGCGCCACCCTCTGCACCTGCGGCGAGCCCGTCGCCACCTGCCCGCACTTGGGCGTGTTCGCGTCGCTCGACGAAAAGCACGCGTACTTCCGCGCCGTGCACGACACCGCTGCCGAACTCGACGCGCTCGACAAGCGCACCGACGCGGCGCTGGCCATTGCGGTGGCTCAGAAGGCCGCCGAGGAGGCCAGCCAGCTCCCGCTCCCCGCCGAGGTCGCGGCGGCCGTCGTCGTCATCCTCGACGCGCTCGCTCGAGCGGCCCGGCTCGCGGGGCTGTGATGCTCGACGAGATCGACGTGCTGATCGCCGTCTCCCTCGCGATGCTCGCGGCGGCGGTCGCGTGGCCGCTCGCGCTGCTCAACGACTTGCTGGAGCCATGATGTCCAACCCCCACGGCCTCAACCCGAACGGTCCGACGCTGCAAGGCATCGACGTGGCATACCCTCAGGGTGCCGCGTTCGACTGGCGGGCTGTGGCCGCGGACGGCATCCGCTTCGCCTACTGCAAGGCCACGCAGGGCGCTGAGGGCCTCGACAAGACCTTCGGCCGCAACTGGATCCAGAGCCGCGCGAACGGTGTCCTGCGGGGCGCGTACCACTTCCTCTCGCCCGGATCCGACCCCATCGCGCAGGCTGATCACTTCCTGCGCACCGTGGGGCCACTCGCCGACGACGACCTGCACCCGATGCTCGACGTCGAGGTGGACCACGGCAAGCCGCCCGCGCAGATCCTCGAGTACGCGCTGCGGTGGACCGAGCACGTCGAGGCCGCAACGGGTCGGCCGGTTGTGCTCTACACGTACCCTTCGTTTTTCATCGGCGCGCTCGGCAACCCGCTGGCGTCGCCGCTCGGCGCGCGCCCGCTCTGGATCGCGCACTACGTCGTCGACCCGAACACCGGGCGCGTGTACGGGCTCAAGTCCCCCACCGTGCCGCGGTCGTGGCAGTCGTGGCGCATCTGGCAGACGAGCGGAAACCGAGGCCCGCGCATTCCCGGCATCGAGGTCGACGTGGACCGCGACGTGTTCTGGGGTGACGAGGATGCGTTCCGCGCTGCGTTCTGTGGCCGTCGCGACACCCTCCCGTCGCCCGTGATGCCCCCGCCCGACAGCGACGCGCCGACGTGGCCCGGCGGGCGCGCCGTGGCGGCTACACCGCTCCGGGCCGGCGAAGGTGAGCACGACGTTCCGTTGCAGGAGATCGACTTCGAGGGGGTCACGTGAGCGCACTGAGCATCGAGACGGGCACGCTCCTGCAGCTCGCAGCCATGGGTGCCGCAGGCGCGGCCCTCTGGTCTGCCTTGCGAGAGCAGCAGACGGAGATCAAGGGCACGTTGAAGCAGCTCGGAGACGCCGCCCTGCGGCTCGAAAAGCGCGCGGACCGGGACACGTCCCGCATCACCAAGGTCGAGACGCGGCTGACAAAGCTCGAGACGATGCTGGCCATCCGACCGCACGACCACGGCCACGACACCGAGCCCACGCCGTCTGACGAGGACGAGCAAGGCTGACAAACGACGTCCGGGCCAACCTCCCCCGGAACATTGCAGGCTCCGTCTCCCGTAACTGGGGGGCGGGGCCTGTCGTCGTTTTGTCACCGCGCCAGCCGGAGCAACTGCGACGCGCTCCAGCGGGCAGCGGACGTGGCCGGCGAGCCCCTTGCGGCGTGGGCGCGGGGGCACGCGTCGACCACCCTGTTGCCGCCGACGTTCATGCACCCGTAGCCGCTCGACCGCTTGGCGGCCGTCCAGAGCCAGCACCCGGTTGGACCGGCCGACTTGTCGACCTTCGCCCAGAAGCGATCGACCAGCGGACGGCGGTCGTTCAAACGGAGATGTTCGCTTCGGCGGCTTCCCCGGTGAGCCGAACCGCACGACGATGTGCGGCCGGTCGCCCGTCGTGTGCACGTCGCAGAGCCGCAGCGCCCACGCCTCGCCCTTACGGAGCCCGGTGCCGATCAGGAACTGGAGGATCGTCCGCTCCGGGCGCGGAATGCCCTCGCACTCGATGAGCGCCGTCTGCTCGTCGGGCGTCAGGTAGGTCCACGGATCGTCGGTCCGCTGCTCCCGCTCGATCTTCACTCCTCCAGCAGCCACCCGGCGGCGCGTAGGGCGGCGTCGGCGGCGTCACGCGCGGCCTCCACACTCTCGCTCTCGCTGCCGTTCATGTCGTCGACTCTCCGCCACCACACGCCCGCGAAGGCGAATACGGCGGCGACCTCGTTCCCATGCATGTCGCGTCGTCGCCACACCGGACTCTCGTCGCGGTACTCCCAAGCGGTGGCCATCTTCGGCGCGGTGCGGAGCAGGGACATCGCTTCGGTGATGGTGAGCCGCAGCGGGAACGCGCACGGGCCAGCGAGCAAGATGTGAACGGGACACGCCGGATCGGTGTCGTCGATTCGCCAGACGCTCACAGTTTGCTCCTTCGGTAGACGCGCAGAACGCGCACGTCGCGGCACTCGGTATCGCTCCGCATGCGAAGCGAGGCCGCATCGCTCTGCGCGCGCAGCAGCCCGTACACCCCGCTTCGCTTGACCGCCCATCGGTGGGTGATGTGCGACCACCACTCGTACCGCACGCGCCAGCCGATGAGGCGGCGGGTCGGAGCGGGCACTCCACGGTTGCACGCAGAGCACCCGAGCGAGCCTTTCCATCCAGTGCAGGTGTGCTTCTCGTTCGTCGCGCTCACGCTCCACCCCCCGCGAGACGGGCGAGGCGGTCCAGCGCGTCGAATGCGTCGGTCGGCCAGTCAGGGCGCACGCACGCCAGACTCGCGCCGACCCGATCCACCAACCCCGCCACATCCGCGCGTCGGCAGAAGCGGGCGATGGCGTGGCCGAGGGCGATGGGCCATTCGGTCCCGATCGCGTGGTCGCACACGTCGCACAGGTCATAGCCAAGCGGCGACGGTCCGCCGCACTCGCAGCACGGTCGCACGCTCACGACTCCCCCTCGTCGCGCGGCTCGGCGGCGAGAGCGAGGACCGCCACGCTCACCACGCAGTCGAACGAGTGCGCGATGTTGCCCTTGCGGTTCTCGTTTGCTCCGCAGTCGCAGCAGTACAGCGGCGCTCCGTTCGTGTCGCGGCGGCGCGTGTGGCTGTCGAGCGCTTTGAACACGCGTTGCTGCGCGGGGCTGAGCTTCGGACGCTTAGCCACGGTCCACCTCCGTCTCGGCGGCGGGCGGGGCGAGGGCGCGAATCCTGCGCTCGCACTCATCCGCAGCGTTCACCCACGCGATGCTCAGCGCGTTGCCGCCCAACTCCATGCACACCCCCGCCGCCTCCCGCAGCCCCGCCGCGCGGCCGTCCCGGTAGCTCGTCGCCGCCCTGACCTCCCACTCGCGGCGGGTGGTGTCGGCCTCGTCGCGCTCGGCCTCCAGCACCGACACGACGTCCGTCAGGCTCGACGGGTGGACGCTGATGCCCATGTGCCGCGCCACGTACGCGGGCGGCGCGCAGAACTGCTCGACCGCCCTCACCAGCGTGGCCATGCGCGGACCGCTCGCGCCGCATCCACGGTGCGAGCAGCGAGCGGTGAACTGGCCGTCGCGCTGCACCACGCTGATGCGCGAGCCGCAGTGCGGGCAGACGCCCGCGGGGGCCTTGCCGTCCGCGAGCCATGCGCGCATCTCGGCGTCGTCGGGGTCGTGGTCACGCATCGCTCGGTCCCTCCAGCGCCTCACGCGCGACACACTGCTCGGAGCGCAGCGCGCGGCGGCAATCGCCACGTCCGGGTACTCCTCGCGCAAGCAGTCGAGCGCCGTCGGGTCCGCAGCGCACACCGGGCAGATGGCGTTCGGTCCATCGATGTGGTCGATGCGGCCCCACCCAGGAGACGCGAACCGGCCGTCGGTCCATCCGCTCGTCGATGCGTCGCAGGTGCGGCAGCCGAAGGTCGTCTCGCTGCGCACCGTCTCGGCGGCGGGCGGGGCGAGGGCGCGCGTACGCATGCGGGCGGCCATCGCGCCCAGCACGTTCACCACCCCTTTGCTGTGCCCCGGTCGCTCTGCGTCCAGCATCTCCGCCGCCTCCCGCAGCCCCGCCGCGCGGCCGTCCCGGTAGCTCGTCGCCGCCCTGACCTCCCACTCGCGGCGGGTGGTGTCGGCCTCGTCGCGCTCCTGGGTGAGTTCGGCAATCAGCGACTGCGCCCCCTCCATCACGCGGAAGTCGCAGGCCCGCTGCTCGGTCAGCAGCGTCACGGTCGCCCGCGCCTCCGCAAGCTCACGCTCGGCGGTGGTGATGCGGGCCGCGAGGGCGTCGCGGCAGTCCTCAGGCGTGTGCAGGTACCCCGACGAGGCGCGGGCGCGGGTCGCTCCGCACGCCGAGCACGGAAACATGAGGACTCGCTCGCTCATTGCGCGCAACTCCACAGATGCCGCGCTTCGGCTGACTCGGCGAGGATCGCCGCAATCGACTCGGGGTTCTCGCCGTCGTCGTCGGTGATGACCTTCGACGGGTCGAGCTTGCGCCACCCGTCGCCCTCCACGGCGTCGTCATCATCGTCGGCGCCGTGTTCGGCGAGCCACGACTTGAGCACCGCGCGAGCCTTCTCCGGGGAGTGCGCGGCCACGACTTCGTATCCGTTCGCATTCGTTGCTCTGCACGAACTCATGATCCGTCTCCCGGAAAAGCGAGCATGCACAGGACGCCAACGCCAAAGGCGTTCGCCCTCTCCTCGTAGAAAAGGCGCGCGCGGATAGCCTCTCGTCCAGCTCGCTCGGCTGCGAGGCATCGGCGGGCGCGACGCAGATCACGCTCCAGCGTGGTGACCTGCTCACGCAGCCTGGCGATCTCGTCCTTGTTGGCCTGCGCGTCCGCCCGAGACGTGGCCACCGGCATGCGCTCGTCCGCCTCCCTGGCCACGAGCCGCGAGCCTCGGTTATACGCTGCGATGCTCACGACTTTGCCTCTTGGTCGTAGAGCCAAACCGCAGTGCTCAACTCACGCGAGTCGTGCTTCGCGGAGTCGCTCACCTCGCAGTCCTCCAAGCGGTCTTCCCAGGCGTACGCCGTCAACTGACGAGCCATCAGCACGACTTCTTCGGCCTTCTTGAGTCGCCTCTCGGCCGCGCCGGCCCTCTCGATCCACTCGTCCAGCTCGTCGAGCAAGTGACCAACGCGCGCCCCCAGGCCGTCGAAGATGACCGCCCGCCCGTCCAGCGCGTCGAGCACCTCGCGCAGCCTCACATCCTCCGGCTTCGCCAGCTCCTCGGCGAGACTCTCGATGCGCATCGCCATCGACTCGACCTGTCTGACCAGCGAGGCGTTCTCGGAACAGAGGTGGTCGCTGTTGGAACGCAGGACCTCGTTTTCGCGTCGGAGCGGGGCAACCGCTTGCGCGACAGCTCGGCACTCCAGGCCGCCTGGCGATGGACACCGGGCGAGATTCACGGGGGGCTCACCCTTGTCCTCGTCGCCGAAGCCGGTGAGGCGAGAACAAACCGAGCAGACACTCTCGTCGCTCACAGCGCACCTCCGCTGTTAACCGCGCGCTTCGTTCGCGCGGTGTAAAATTTCGGGTCGCGGAGTTTGTGAGCCAGCCTGTGGGCCTCGGCCTTGTTCAGAGGGCTCTCTCCGAGGTGGGTTTTGCTCCAAGCGCGGCGTCCGTCGAACACGTCAACGGCCCAACCTTGCCCGTCATCTCGCGGTCTTACGTGGATACAGAGTTTCATGGCTCGTTAAATTCTCCGGTTGTTAACTTCGCGGATTCAAACGAATCCCTTCTCCCAAGGTGCACCGCGACCCGTCGCCGCATCTGGCACCGCTGACACCAGTGCCGCTCGTCCAGCGGCTCGTGCTCGTCGTCGCACTCCGGCTCGTTGACGCACTCGATCCATTCGCCGTCGAGGCACTCCTCCAACAGCCCCCGCGCCTCGTCGCGATCCGCCTCCGCTCTCCGCAGCAGCGACGCCATTGTCCCAGCAGGGCCGCGCAGCGTCAGGCGCAACTCGTCGCGCTCCGCGGTCACAGCAGCAAGGTCCGCGGTCAGGCGGGCGAGGGTGGTGCGGAGGTCGGCGCTCTGCTCCACCGCGGCCAGCACGTCGGGGGTGATGGCTTCGATCAGCGCAACGACAGCCGACGCGGCGGGGCCGCGAAGGGTCTGTCCGCCGAGCCCCCATCCGTCCATGCGGGGCAGATTCCCGCACCCGAGCGGCGTCACTCCCTCGCGCTCCCCGCGGTCCCACGCCTCGCACGCCGCGCGATGGTTCGCGATCTCCTCGGGCGTGTTCGTCTCAATGTCGGGCGTGAAGTCGTGCGGATTCTCGACGACGCAGTAGCCGTAGTGGCTCTGCTCGGACCGCTCGCGCAGTTCGTCGAGGTGAGGCCCTACAGCAGCCACCAACGCCCGCAGCCCCGTCACGGCTGCACCTCGGCGCGTCGAGCGGTCTCGGCATCGTCGAAGGCATTGCGCTCGGCGTCCATCACGTCGTGCGCGGCCATCAGCGCCTTCCACGCCGCTTGCTGACGACTGCGAGCCCTGCTCTCTGCGGCGCTCGCACGAGCCAGAGCGTCGTTCGCCGCATCTTCTGCGCGAGAGAGACGGGCAATGTCGGCCGATGCTTTGCGCAGCGAATCCGGCAGGCTCGCGTCCTTGGCGATCGTCTCGTACAGCCTGTAGCGAGACAGGCGCTCCAGGAGCTGCTCCTCGTTCGGAAGGCGGCGGCTCACGACTGCACCTCGATGGCGCGGAGCGAGCACGCGTGGCACTCCTGCGCGTGCGTCAGCAGGTCGTGCAGGTCCCCGACGAGCTGGTGCAGGAGCTGCCGGGCTGCGTAGGTCGGCAGGGCGTCGATCATCTCGGGCGAGTTGAACGGGGCGCTCCAGCGCGAGATCACCTGGTCGATGTCGATCATGCTCGTACCTCCTTCGGAATCACGAACGGAGGCCAGTGGCCCCACCGGCTCTTGAACCTCATGCCCACCCATCCGGGCTTGTACCCACGCTGACGCGCCTCCTCGACGAGTGCATCGAACGAGGCCCGCTTCTCTCCGCGTGAAGCGATCGCACCGCCCATCGACATCACGGACTTGCGGACCTTCGGCGGCTCGGGCGGAGGGAATGCGAACTGGCAGCGCGGGCAGACCGGCACCGGCTCAAACACCGCGGCGCACGCGGGGCACGTCCTGAGCGGCTCCAGCCGCTTCGCGCGCCGGATGCCGCGCCCGTGCAGGGAGTACGTCCTCGGCTCGTCGGGCAGGCCGTGGCGATGCACCACGCCGGGCAGATCGACGAGCAGCGCGCGGGTCTTCCCCGGGCTCGCTCGGAGCACCCTGCCGACCATCTGCAGGAACGTCCCGTCGTGCTGGCACCCGCGGGCGAGAATGCAGACCTCCGCCCTCGGCGCGTTCCAGCCCTCGGTGAGGACCATGCAGTTCGTGATGACGTCGAGCTCCCCGGCCTGGAAGGCCGCGAGGATGCGCCGGCGGTCGTCCGGGTCCATCTCGCCGTCGACACACGCGACCCGGTGGCCTGCCTGGCTGGCCAGGGCGCGCGCGGCGCTGACGGTCTTGCAGAACACCACCGCGGGCCGTCCGGTCGCGTACGTGCGGAGCGCGTCGAGCGGCTCCATCGCGACGCCGTCGAGCAGCTTGTCAGGCCGGACCACATCGCAGGGGACGAGCAGCCCGAGCTCCACGAGCTCGCGCGTCGTCGGCCCGCAGACCATCCGCTGGAACACGTCGCCGAGCGGCGCACCGTCGCCCCGCTCCGGTGTCGCCGTCAGGCCGAGGAGCTTCGCGTTCGGGTACCGCTCGAGCACGCCCTTGACCGTCGGCGCAACGGCGCGGTGGCACTCGTCGAGGATGACCAGGTCACCGGGCGGCGCCTCGCCCCGGGCGTGGAGCGTCTGCAGGCTGCAGACCTGGACCGGCGCCGTCGGGTCGGCGAGCTCGCCGGCCTGGACGCGCCCGGTGTGGATGCCCGCAGCTCGAAGCCGGTCGACCGTGTCGCCCACCAGCGCGTCGAGGTGCGCGGCGAACACGGCGCGCCGGCCGCGCTGGGCGGTCATGCGGAGCAGCTCGGCGGCGACGTGGGTCTTGCCGGCGCCCGTGGCCATCTGGAGCAGCACGGCGCGGACCTGGGTGAACGCCTGGCCGGTCTCGGCGATGACGCGATCCTGGTAGGCGTGCAGCTTCACGGGACATGAACCTCGATGGCGGGGAGCGTGTCGGGGCCGTGCTTCTCGCGGAGCTGGTGGCCGATCCACGCGAGCGCATCGCGAGGGTCGGAGAACCGACCGACGCCGGGCCGGTACGCCGACAGGATGTACCGAGGCCCGACGTAGGCGACGATCTTCCCTGCGAGGATCGCGCGGGTCATCTCGGCGATCGTCTCGCCCATGCTCTCGTGCGCGAGCACCAGCACGGCATCGGCCACGTCCAGGTCGGCGTCGTTCTTCTCGGCGATGTACTGCACCGCGGGGAGCGGCAGATCGTGCAGGCGCTCGGGGCCCTGCGCGCCGATGTGCCACCGGCTCACCAGCGTGAGGCCAAGGTCCTCGGCGAGCGGACGGATGTCCCGCTCGACCAGATCGGCGCGGACGTAGGCTGTGGCGATGTAGAGCGAAAACATGAAACCTCCGTGTCGGTTGTCGTCTGGTGGAGCCCGCACGAGTTGAACGTGCGCGAGGTGCCGCCGGCCCCAGGTCGCTCCCGACCGGCGAAGTCGGGAGCGTGTTGAGCGATCAGCCGTCGCCGTAGCCGTAGCCGTCGCCGTCGCCGTCGCCGTGGCCGTCGCCGTAGCCGTAGCCGTAGCCGTAGCCGTAGCCGTAGCCGTAGCCGTAGCCGTCGCCGTAGCCGTCGCCGTAGCCGTAGCCGTCGCCGTAGCCGTAACCGTAGCCGTCGCCGTAGCCGTCGCCGTAGCCGTAGCCGTCGCCGTCGCCGTCGCCGTGGCCGTCGCCGTAGCCGTAGCCGTAGCCGTAGCCGTAGCCGTAGCCGTCGCCGTAGCCGTCGCCGTAGCCGTAGCCGTAGCCGTAGCCGTAGCCGCGGAGCGACAACATCACGGCCTCGGGGTCAGCCAAGGCGCGCACGCCACGCCTCCGCATCGCAGTCGATCTGCGCCACGACCGCGAGCGGATGCAGGCGCACCGTCCCCGCGTCGTCGAGCACGGTCGCGCTCTTCGGTCCCGTCGAAAGCTCGCCGAGCCCCTTCGTCGTGCCCCACCGGCGCACGTTCTTCGCCTTGCTGATCACCACCTCATTTTCGGTCTGCTCGACCTCGCCGACGAACACCCACCCACGCTGCGCCACCACGATTCGGACGTTGGACATGTCTTCTCCTGTGCAGTCGCCGACGTGGCGACTTCGTGGACGCGGATGGACTCGAACCATCGACCGGAACCCCCCACGGGGCGCGCCCCAAAACACCACCAGCGTCACGGCCGGTGGCCCACCGTTCAGCGCGCCCGGGAGGGGATGGGCGAGCGCGCTCGAATCACGCGCGGCTGCGTTGCCGCGCTCGAATCACGCGCGGGTCAGCGCCAGGGGATGTCGTCCTGGCTCGACGCCGCAGCCTGCGACGCCTGCGCAGCGCGCGCCTGGTCACCGGTCTTCTTCTTCATCATGACCAGGCCGCGGAGCTTCGAGCTGAACGCGCTCTTGGCCTCGGGCGCCATGGCCACGATCTGCGGGCCGCCTCCGCCCATTTCGTTCACCCACTGCACCTTCGCGCGGGTCTTCCCCTCGTAGGTCTCGTGCTCGACCACGATCTCCACCTCGGTGGAGCCCAGGCCCTCGAGGTCGGTGATCTCGTCGTTCGGGAACGTGCACCCGGCGTGCTGCAGGCTCTCGACCACGCGGCCCTGGGTCGCCTCGGTGAAGTACCCCCACCAGGTGATGTGCTCGCCTTTGTGCGGACTGTCGCCCATGATCTCGAACTCGACGGCCACGAAGTCCGTACCCTTGTGCTTCGACTTGCCGAACTCGCCCTTGGTCGCAAACGCGCGGTGCTTTCCTTTCGGGATCATGCTGCAGCCTCTTTCGTGGTGGTGACGGGAGCGGTAGCTTTCTCGATGAGTGTGCGGAGCTTCGCCGCGTCGGCCTTGTCGGCCACGGCGCGCGCCTTCGCGCGGTGCTGCTCGGGCAGGCCAAGGACGAGCGTCTCGAACTGCGCACGCAGATCGAGCAGCGTCTGCACCGGCGACCACGGACGATCGCGCGGGAGCTCGATGCGCGAGGGCAGGCCGAACCGGTTCTTCGCCTCGAAGGCCGCGGCGTGCTCGGTGCACAGCCACCGCTTCTCGGAGCCGATACCCATGGCCTTGCTCTTCTTGTCCTCCTGCACGCGCACATCGTCGAAGCGCGTGAAGAGAACCGCGTCGGACCAGCCGACCAGGAACGCGCTGGCCAGCGGGTCGACCTTGAGCTGGTAGCGGTCCCAGCCCTCGCTCTCGGGGTCCTTGAACGGCTTGACGCTCGAGTGACCGAGCAGCGCCACGCTCATCCCGCGCTTCTGGCGCAGGGCATCGAGGCGCGCGGCAAGCACGCGCCATCCGATGTCGAGCGCGGCCTGCTTCCACTTGCTGAAGCCACCCTCCCAGCGCTCGACGGTGTCCCATTTGGACCCCGCCAGCATGTGCGCGTGGATGAGGCCCTCGAGCGCGTCGACCGTGTCGATGACCAGGGTCTTGTGCGGGTGGTCCTCGAGCGTGAGCGTGTCGATCGCCTCGAGCACGTCGGCGAACGTCTCGGGTCGCGGGAACCGCGCGACGTCGATCTCCTCGACGCCCTGCTCGACGGGCAGGAAGATCGCGCCGGGCATGTCCGCCGCGAGGGTCGACTTGCCGACGCCCGGAGGCCCGTACACGAGCCACCGACGCGCAGGGTTGGCCGGCCGTCCCGTGACGGCCGAGAGTGACATCCGCTTGCTCATGCTGCCTCCGCTTTCTGTTCCGCTTGCTTCGCTCGCCACCAGGCCTCGAGGCCCTTGTGAATCAGCGTCCCGAACCGCAGCGCGTTCGCGCTCTCGACTGGGCGGTACCCGAGCCGGTAGGCCAGGTGGTGCTCCCGGTTGCACCGACGGAACGCCTTCTGCTCGCTTGTCGTGATGAGGGGCAGCCGGTGCTTGTCCGCGTCGCTGGCGGCGTCGCCCAGCTCCTCGTGCGGGCCGGCGACGCGGCGGAATCGGCTGGTGTCCTCGAGCGACGCAACGCCCGAGCACAGGTCGAAGTACGCGCAGTTTGAGCCCCACCGAACGCAGGCCTCGGGGTTGCGCGGGTAGCGCTGCAGGCGCCCCGCATCGGCCATCGCGCGCGCCGTGGCCCACGTGTCGGCAGCGGCGTCTCGCTCGTCGTCCTCGAGGCGCATCACCTCGCCGCGGGCGAACCAGGCATCGGGCTCGCGCACGATGGCCGCGAGGATGCGCGCCTCGAGCTCCTCGGGGGTCTCCGGCCGCGCCTGCAGCACGTAGCCTGCAGCCGCGTCTCCGGTCTCGCGCCACTTCTTGCCGTCCTTGGTGCGGACGCGCTGGCCGGCCTGGTCGAGCACGACCTTCGTCCCGTCCTCGTCGAGGATCGGCACCTGCGTCGGCCGCATGCCGGGCTTGCTGACGACGTCGTAGATGCAGCCCTGGACGTCGAACCCGAGCGAGCGCGCGCCGTGGAAGTACGTCGAGATCTGCGCGTCGAGCCGGAGCCGGCGCCAGTAGTCCGACCCGGGCCCGACGTCCTCGCTCGAGGTCTTGTGCTCGACGAGCATCACGCGCCCGCTCGGCAAGTGCCGCGCGATGGCGTCGATCTTCCCGCCGACCTCGAAGGTCTTGGAGCTCGCCCCCGTCGCCGGGTTGACCAGCGGCGCGCGGAACTCGAGCTCGACCCCGAGCACCTCGAGCGGCTCCTCGTCCCACCGGGCGTGATACCCGGTGAGGAGCGCGGTAGCCCGTGCGCGGTCGAGCGGGTCTGCCTCGCCAGCGAGAGCAGCGAGGGCGGCGTCCAGAGCGCTCACGCCTGGCCCCGCACCGGGCGCGAGACGCCCGTGGCGGAGATGACCGCCGCGAGCAGCGCCTGGCTCGCCGTCAGCCCGTGGCCGCAGTGGCCGCGAACGACGGCGATCATCACCTGACCGCGGTTCACAGCCCACCGCCGATCGGACGGCGCTTCAGCTCGAGGAGCAGGTGGTCGGCGTAGCTGACCGCGCGCTGGGCCACGTCCTCGCTGTCGACGTTGTCGACGCAGAGGGCGTGGACAATCGTGCGAGCGATTGCCGCGCGTTCACCGGCGCACCCATCGCAGTTGCCGTGGTTGTCGCCCTGGCTCAGGTCGTAGCGGCTCATGGGCTTACCGCAGCAAGCGCACTTCGGCTCCGGCGGCTCTGCGGGTTTGGCAGGCTTCTTTGCAGCCTTGCCGCGTTTTGTAGGCGAAACAGTGCCCTCGGTCGGCTCTTCGCCGGCCGTCTCCTCTTTCAACATGTGATGACTCCCGCCGGCTGGACCGGCTCCCTGGTGGCGTGTCCGTGACGGTGCTGCGGACGGCTTGCGAGACCCGCAGCGCGAAGGCCCTCGTTGGGCCTCGGCTCATCGGCGGCGGAACCCCACCGCGTCGACAGGGACCGATCATAGCGATAGCGATGACGCGGTCAAGCTTGCTGGACGGGCTCAGATAGCTTTTGCTTTGGCTCGTGACATTCTACGTCCGGCCGCCGGTTGCGGCGGCTGACGCGCGTACCGATGCTGTGCACCGGTTCAGTACGAAACTGCGGAGCCCAAGCGGTCGACCCTGGAGTGGAGGACAAATGGACGTGAACGACGCGCTGACGCTGGCCTGCGCCATGGGGGTCGAGGTCTACGAGCTCGCCGGCATCGAGGCCGACGCAGAGCTGGCCAGGGTCGGCGGCGTCCCCGTTGTCTACGTCCGGTCAGGACTGCGGGGGTTCGCCCGTTCGCGCGCTCGACCGCCTCCGGCAGCACACGACGTCCGCCGCGCGAGCGCAGGGTGCCGAGTCGCTCCGCCTGCACTAGCGACAGGAGCGCCCATGCCCACGCCACATCGCGTGACGCGGAAGAGCGCTCGACCTCGAAGGCGAAAGCTCCCCCACCCATACACGCGCGAGCGGTTCGACCCCGCTCCGCCGGCCCAAGACCCCACCACGAACACGGAGATCGAGACCATGAAGAACGCCGCCACGACCGCCGCCGCCAGGGCTGCACACGAAGTGAATCGGGCCTCTGCTCTTGTGTCCAGCAGGACCATCGTGTATCGCTATGGCTATGGCTATCCGTGATGCCGTTGGACGGCGGTTGTTTCACTGGCGCAAGGCCAGCGGGCTGTCGCAGACGGCTTGCGCCGAGCGCGTTGGTGTTCAGCAGGGCACCTGGTCTGAGTGGGAGGGCGGCACGCGCCGCCCAGGCCCTGACAAGCAGGCGGCGCTCGAACTGTTGACCGGCGGGACGATCCCCGCATCGGACTGGGCCGAGCAGGCTGCGGGGGCGGCATGAGCCGCCTCGGGGGTCTGACCGCTGAAGAGTTCTGGCGCCGGCTCGACCGGAGCGGGCCGGATGCCACGGGCCTCGGTCCGTGTTGGGAGTGGTGCTCGAGCACCGGACGCAGGGCTCGCCGCTACGGCTGGACGCGCGTCGACGGCGTCGCCGGCATGCCGCACCGCATCGCGTACACGCTCGCAAGCGGAGAGATCCCCTCCGGGCTGTGCGTACTCCATGCGTGCGACAACCCGCACTGTTGCAACCCAGCTCATCTGAGTGTGGGGACGCAGACGGACAATCGCCGGCAGGCCGCCGAGCGTGGACGCACCAAGCGCAAGCTCACTGAGTTGGACGCGCTCGACATCCTGGTGTCGACGGCTCGCGGCGAGAGTCAGCACTCGTTGGCTGACCGCCTTGGGGTGGCGCGTAACACGATTGTCTGTGTCCTCTCGGGCCAGACCTTCCTGCACGTGCGGCAGGCCGTGTCTCAGTGGCTCGGTGAGGCCGTGATCCTCGGGAGCGCGGCGTAGTCGTCGCCACCCCGCAAGCTGCGCACCTGTTCGGGTGCGCAAGCGTAGTGAAACAGCACAGCAGAGCCGGAGGAGTCGATGAATACGCGTCATCTGCCTGTGAAACTGTCTCGTGAGGAGCGCGAGGTTCGGTCCTCACAGCTCGTCGAGGCCATCGCCGATCGCAACGCCAAGGAGTTCGAAGCGAAGGCCATCGCCGACGGTTTCAAGGCCGACCTCAAGACCCTCGTCGCTCGCGTCGACGTCCTGCACCACGTGCTCAAGACGAACGTCGAGTACCGCGAGGTCGAGGTCTACGAGGTGCCGCGCCCCGCCGCGGGCATGGTCGACATCCACCGCGTCGACACTGGCGATCTCGTCGACACCCGCGAGATGACCGAGACCGAGCGCCAGGTGGTCATGTTCCCGAAGCCCGCCGCGGTCGGCTCCGCTGCGGAGGCCGTCGTCGATGCGGTCGCCGGCAAGCGTCGTCGTCGTGCTGCACCGGGGATGATCTGAGATGCCCCCGCGCGTACGACTGACGCCGCTGCAGCTGTCGGTGCTCCAGGCCGTCAAGGCCGGACACGCGTCGAGCCTCGATGCCTTCGCGGCGCAGCTGAACGCCTCCACGCGTGAGGCGTCGCAGTGCCTGTTCAACAACGTGCGCGCGGGGCTCCTCGACGTTCGGCGCGAAGGTAAGAAGGTCATCTACTCGACCTTCCGCGTCTCCAAGCGCGGCGAAGAGATGCTCGCGGCTACTCTCGGTGAGGCGCCTACGCGCAAGCCGCGCGCGCCCAAGGCGACCAAGCAGGCCACCGGGGGGGCGCCCTCGGAGGACGAGCTCGAGGCCTCCACCACCGTCACGTTCAGCCCCGCGGAGATCGAGCAACTCGCGAGCCTCGCTGACGCGCTCACCGCCATCGTCGCGACGCTCCGCTCCTCGCCGGTCAACGGCAAGGACGGCGCGTACCTCATGCGCCTCCTCGCCAAGGTTCACGGGGGCTGACATGCCCCGTGCCCTCTTCCCGTGGCTCGGGCCTGGCACGGCTCACGTCACGGCGTCACTGCCCCAAGGAGGTGGTCACCATGCGGTGAACGCTCCGCCGTTCGTCGCCGTGAAAAGCGTCCCGGTCGAGCCGACGCCTACGCCCATCATCGACGTCCCCGAGGAACCTCTCGAGGAGGAAGCCGTTCGTGTACCTGTTCTGTGTGAGACCCCCCCTTCGGAGGCCGGCGAGGTTCCGCCGGTCGCCGAGCTATCCCCGCTCGTCGCTCGTCTGGTGACCTGCAGCGAGTACCGCAAGGACCTACTCAAGGACCAGGCCCTCCCTCCGAGGTACGCCGTCGTCGAGCGCGCAGGCCGGGCGGTCGCGCGGTTCCATGGCATCGAGCCTGCCATCAAGCTCGCGCACATCCTCACGCCCTGGCACGCAGTCGTCCGCATCGAGGACGGCAAGGCCATGAACGACGTCTCGATCCCGCGAGGCTGGTCGTGACCGAGGCGGAGATCATGCGCGACATCCGCGCCGCGCTCGGCCTCGAGCACGACCTGACGCTGCACCGGAACACCACCGGGCAGACCGAGGAGTGGAGTCCCGAGTCAGGGCGCGCACGCACCATCGCGTACGGTCTCGGCAAGGGCTCGCCCGATCTCGTCGGCTGGCTCGCGCCTCACGGTCGGTGGTTCGCCCTCGAGGTGAAGACCGCGACGGGCACCACCAGCCCAGCACAGAAGCTCTGGATCGCGAACATCCGTCGCGGCGGAGGTTTTGCCGCCGTCGTTCGCAGCGTCGCCGACGCGCGTGCAGCCCTGGGCCGCGCGCGCCTGGGAGCCTGCGAGTGATCACCGCCGGCCTGCAGTGGCATCGCCACGGGCGCGCGTGGGTGCACGGCACCCTCGAGCGTGACGGCTGCGAGCTCTGCGACCTCGCCGCGCGCTGGGAGCGTGAGCAGGCCGGCGAGCCCGCTCCCGTCGTCGCGGCTCCCGCTGTTCCTGTCGTCGTCACCGCGCCGAAAGCGCGGCAGCTGTTCTTCGGTGGTCGGAGGGTCGCGTGAATCTCCTCGATGCTGCGCTGTCGTATGCTGCGCGTGGGTGGCCGGTGTTCCCCGTGCACACGCCCACCGAAGGCAAGTGCTCCTGCGATCGCCACAACTGCGACCGCTCCGGCAAGCACCCGCGCACCGCCCACGGCCTCAAGGACGCCTCGACCGACCCCGAGCAGATCCGCGCCTGGTGGACGACGTGGCCGACCGCCAACATCGGCCTCCGCACCGGCAACGGCCTGGTGGTGGTCGACTGCGACCCTGGCCGCTCGGACACCGAGGGCTTCGAGCGCGCGCTCCCCGACACGCTCACCGTCCACACGGGCGGAGGTGGCCGGCACTACTTCTTCCGCGGCAAGGCCCCCTGCTCGCAGAACCGCCTCGCGCCCGGCGTCGACGTGCGTGGCGAGGGCGGGTACGTCGTCGCTGCTCCGTCGCTCCATGCCTCGGGCCGCTCGTACTCCTGGGACGTCGGCTCCTCAGAGGAGCTCGCCGAGCTCCCCGCCGAGCTGGCCGAGGCCGCCGCACGCAAGCCGGCCCCCGCGCCTGGTGCTCCGAGCGTGCCGCTGCGCGCCCCCGCGGCCGTGCCTGCAGCGTCCCCCGCTGCGTCTGCACCCGTGACGCCCAAGGCCATCCGCCGAGCCCGCGCGTGGCTCGCCAAGCGGCCTCCCGCCGTCGAGGGCGAGGGCGGCGACCAGCACACGTTCGAGAGCTGCATCCACGTCCTCGGCTTCGGTCTCGACCAGACCACCGCGTTCGTCGAGCTCTGGCCGTGGAACCTCCGCTGCGAGCCCCCGTGGCCCGAGGACAAGCTCCGCCGCAAGATCTCCGAGGCCGCCAAGAGCGACGTTCTCGCCGGCCTCATCGCCTCTCGTTCGGCGCCGTCCACCGCCGTCGACCCGAGCAAGCCCACCATCCGCATCGGCGTCGACCTGCACCGCGTGGTCGCCGAGGCCGTGCGTGCCATCGGCGCCGACGACCGCACCTACCAGCGCGGCGGGCAGCTCGTGCACGTCACCCGTGACGAGGGCATCACCGACACCCTCGTGGTCCGCAGGATGCAGCCCGCCACCATCAAGGTCCGCCTTACCGCCTGCGCGAACTTCACCAAGCCGGACAGCCGCTCCGGCGGCGACGTGTCGGCGACACCGGCAGACGACATCGTCCAGGCCATCGCCGCGCAGGGCGAGTACCCGGGCGTCCGTCCGCTTGTCGGTCTCCTCGAGGCTCCTGCACTCCTCGCAGACGGCCAGGTGCTCCAGACCGCCGGCTACGACCAGGGCTCGGGCTACCTGTACGACCCGCGCGAGACCTTCCCCGCCGTCGCTGCCAATCCCACGCGTGACGAGGCCCTCGCGGCCATCGCGCAGCTCGAGGAGGTCTTCGTCGACTTCCCCTTCGCGCGTCCCGAGCACGCGTCCTCCGCGCTCGCCTTCTTGCTCACCGTCCTGGCCCGTCCGGCCATCGCCGGGAACGTGCCGATCTTCCTCGTCGACGCGACAACCCGCGGAACCGGCAAGGGCCGGCTCGTCGACGCGGTCTCCACGATCGTCCTCGGACGCGACGCGCCGAAGACGAGCATCCCCGAGGACGACGACACCGAAATGGGCAAGCTGATCATGTCCATCGTGAGCGAGGGCGCTCCGTTGGTCGTCCTCGACAACGTGACCCGGGCGGTCGTCAGCAAGTCCCTCGACCTGGCCATCACCAGCACGGTCCTCAAGCAGCGCCTTCTCGGGCACAACTCGATCACCATCCACGTCCCGCACCGCGCCGTGTGGAGCATCACCGGCAACAACGTCGAGATGGGTGGCGACCTCGCTCGACGCGCGATCCCCATCCGCCTCGAGAGCAAGCTCGAGAACCCCGAGGGCCGCACCGACTTCCGCCACCCGCACCTGCTCGCCTGGGTGCGCGAGAACCGGCCGCGCCTCGTGCACGCCGCTCTCACCGTGCTCCGCGCCTGGGTGGTCGCTGGCTCGCCCAGGCCGACGAAGTTCGCGCCCCTAGGTTCGTTCGAGGAGTGGTCCTCACTCGTTCCCTGCGCGCTCACCTGGCTCGGTCGCACAGACCCGCTCCTCGGGCGTGCAGACCTCGAGGGCGGCGACCGCGCCAAGACCTCGCTACTCGGCGTGCTCGAGGGCTGGCGCCTGCTCGACCCGACGAACGAGGGGATCTCAGGCGCGCGCATCGCCTCGACCCTCTGGCCGGTGGGCTCTCCGCCCCCGGTCTCGCCTGGGTGGCCCGAGCTCCGTGAGGCCTTCGAGGGCCTGACCGGAACCCCAGGAGGCAAGCCCCCGTCAGGCCTGAAGGTCGGGCAGTCGCTCGGCCGGGTGCGCCGCCGGGTCGTCGGAGGTTGCTCGCTGGACTCGCGGAAGGGTCACGGGAGCCAAACGCTCTGGTTCCTCCTGCGCGAGACCCGAGAGCGAAGACCGAAATCCGAGCCCGGTGAGTACAGATCCGTTCAAAACAACCCCAGCAATGCCTTCAACTCTTCTTCGAATGGAGAGGTTGGAGAGGTTGGAGAGGTTGATCCTAAGAGAGGTTCCCCAAAGTGTCAGAGCCCTACTAACACTCTGGAGACACGTTGGCGAAACACCCCTCCAACCTCTCCAACCTCTCCACGGTGGGCTGACGACCCGGACGAGCGCGCGGCCATCCAGGCGGAGGCCGTCCAGTGACCTCATGCCGGCATCGTAGCCAGCGCCCCGGCCGACCGCCCAGGCGCCCCGCTGGCGCGCGTTCGGGTGGTCGGTCGCCCATCGCTCCGGTCGACGCAGCCGAAGGCTCAGAGGGGCCGCGCACGTCGGCGCATGAGCAGGGGGGTATACGGGGGTCGTGACCATACGCGAGAGG